GCTGCCGGACCCGCCCGGCTCGGGGGGTGTATGGACGCCCCGCCTTTCGGCTCTGACCGCTCGGGCCGCTATGAGCGATCGTCGGGCCGGGCCGGCCCTCAGGCGCATCAGCGCCGCGAATCCTGGATGCAGAGGCAGGATTTGAACCTGCGGCCTTCGGGGTATGAACCCAACGCGCTACCGGGCTGCGCCACTCTGCCAGGGCGTTCTGCCACCCGGCCGATAGGACGTCAATCCCTGACGACTCGCCCCCGCCCCGGAGGGCGGGGGCGAGTCGTCAGGGAGGCTGCGCCGCGCGAGCGGCGGCCCAGGGCGTCACCCCGTGGGCTTCGGGACGTCGCCGCGGCAGGCCCGGACCTGGTTCCGCAACGCGCCATAATCCTCAAGCATGACCACGATCCCGGAGCCCGTCGGGAGCGACGCGACCTCGTCCGCCGTCCGGGACAGGAAGCCGCGGTCGTACTCGACGATCGCCGGGCAGATAACGGGCGGCACCCTAGAACCGGCCGTTACGCATCCGGCCAGCAACATCGTCGCGGCCGCGAGGGCGATCGCGCTCCGCGTCAAGCATCCGGTCTTGTGCATCGACGATCTCCTCGGTCTGCTCGGCCCGGGCCTCGGCCCGGCCGGCGTCTCTCGCGGTGCTGCGCATCCGGGCGATCGCGATCGCGGCCGCAGCCGCGATCCCGAGCCCTGCGCCGATCCAGGCGATCGCGCGGCCGATCGGCGACGCGACCAGCCACGCCAAGACGGCGGGCACGTCAGACGCCCTCGGTCTTCATCACGCGGAGCCGGCCATAGGCGGCGATCGCCAGGCCGGCGACGGTCGCTGCGGCGAAGACGTAGCCGAGCCACGGGATCGCCGACTGCAACGCGTGGCTCTGCTCCGCGACATAGTCGAGCGTCTGGCTCAGCGCGGTCAGCCCGATCCCGAAGATCGTCACGCTGTTCGCCGGGGTCTTGTCCGGGACCGGCGCCGCGACTGGCGGCGAGCTGCGGCCCTCCGGGATCGGGGCCGGGAGCGGCGCGCTCGGCGCGGTGCGCGGCGGGGACGCGGCCGACGGCGGCGTCGCGAAGAGCGCGGCCTCGCGGGCGCGCCGGCCGACCAGCCCGTCGCTCTCGACGAGCCGACCCGCGATCGTGGTCTTGTTCCACCGGCTGAACTGCCCGGCGGCGCCTGCGCGGTCGCCGGCGTTGAGCAGCCGGAGCAGCGTCGACGTGCTGAACCTCGGCTCGCCGACGTTGAACACGAACGCGACGAGCGCGGCGTGCTCATTGTCGTTCAGCGGCACCTTCACGAGCCGCTCGATCGCGTCCTCGGCCGCGTCGAGGTCCTTGTCGAGCAGCGCGAACGCCTGAGCCTCGGTGATGGTCTGGCCGATATAGACGTCGTCGCCGGCGTGCCCGATACCGATCGTCAGGGTGCCGCGGACCGACCCGCCGCGCGGCACGACCTTGCCGGTCGCGTCGTCGTACGCCTGCAGGACGCAGCCCTCTTCGTGCCGGATGAACTCGGCTCCGGCCGCCGTGATCTGACGGGACATGACGCCTCCATGAAAAAGCCCCGCTCGACGGCGGGGCTCGGTTGAACGCGATCGGGGCCGCCCTACCTCGGCGGTGGGACGGACTCGGGCGGGAAGCTCGGGCCGGCCGGGTATCCGGTCCGCAGCGAGATCAGGACGTCGATCTTGCCGGCCAGCACGCCGACCTTCGACGACAGGTCGGTGATGCTGGAGTTGACCAAGTTCTGGATCGCCTCCTGTGCGGCCTGGACCCCGGCGAGGCTCGACGCCTGCTGCGCGATCTGCTGCGCTTGGAGCGATAGGGCCTGATCCTGAGCGGTGTTCTTGGCGTCCTGGTCGTCCACCCGCTTCGACAGATCGCCGACGACGTCGCCGAGGGCCTGGTACGCGAACCAGTGCCCCCCGATCGTGAAGGCGAACCCGACCAGCGAGCCGACCAGCGCGAAGCCGGCGAAGATCGAGGCGCGCCGGTTCCAGGTGAGCCAGAGGAATCGGACGACCTGCTCCCTGCCCTGGTGCTCGTCCGCGATCTCGTCGGTCTGTGCGTCGGTCACTGTGTCGCTCCGTGCACGAAGTCCACCACGACGGCGCCGCTCGGCGCCGGCTCGCCCTTCGACGCCTTCGCGGCGTGCGCCTGGCGCTCCTCGTCGAACAGCTCGGCCTTGATCGCGCAGCGGTACCCGGACCGGCCGATCCTGTGCGTCACCGAGGTAACGCGCCACGCTGTCGGAACGCCGGGGCGCCAGTCGATCAGGTCGAGCGGCGCCTCGGCGATGAAATTGGGGTTGCCCTCGCACTCGATCGAGAGTTCGGCCTTGCCGCGCTCGCCGAGGTTGAACGCAGCCGCGGCGGCGCCGGCCGCCTCGCCGGCGTCGCGATAGTCGTAGCGGAGATCCCGGTAGGGCGGCTGACCGACCCGGACCTCGCGGCGCTCGCCGGCGTCGCGGTCCCACCAGAACGCGCGGACCCCGCCGCGCCTCGAGCCCGATCCGCCCCCGCCGCCGCCCGAGCCGGACCCGGACCGCTCGATCCCGAGCCCGGTGAAGTCGACCACGGTGGCGTCGGTCGCCGCGCCGGACGAGCTGCCCTTGCCGGCCCGCCCCGTCCCGCCGGCCTCGCCGTCTTCGCGCCGGGCCGCATAGGTGAAGTTCCAGCGCGCGACGTCGCGCGGCCGCAGCGCGGTCGACGGCAGCGTGACGCCCGCGACCGACTTGCCGGTGCCGCGCGGCGCGACGACGAGGTACCCGTTCGTCGGCTTCGCGACGGCGTCGTGCCACCGGGCGATCCGGTTGAGGAAGCCCATGTCGGACTCCTCGGTCTGGTCGATGTGGCTGATCGGGACCGAGGCAAGCTCGGGGTCGATCTTGAGCTCATAGCCGGCCCGGCCCGCGATCTCGGCCGCGATCTCGCCGATCGTCGTGTCGTGCCACGACCGCGACCGCTGCGTCCGGAACTCGCTGACCATGTCGGCCGAGCGCGCCTTGATCTCGACCTCGGCCGGCGGCGACGACATCGAGATCTCGTCGACCAGGTAGAGGCCCATCACCGAGAGGCCGGTCTCGACGTAGCCGATCGAGACCTCGAGCGCGTCCTCGAGGAATGGCAGGTTGGCGACGCCGCCGCCCGGGCGGGCCCGGTCGTCGAGCCGGATCGTCAGCCGGTCGGACTTGTCCTCGGACTCGTCGCAGATCTCAAGGTCGAGCAGCCGATCGGCGAGCGCGGCCGTCACGTCGCGGGCGCCGGCCAGGATTCGGAACGCCGGGCGCATCAGGACCAGATCCGGATGACGGGGACGGTCTCGGGCCGCGGCGCGTCGGGCAACAGGATCTCGATGCCCGCCGGCAGGACCGGGCCGCGATCGGCGAGCCCCGGGTTCGCGTCGAGCACAAGCTCGGTCGTGCCGGTCGTCTGGCCGTAGTAGCGCCAGCAGATCAGGTCGACCACGTCGCCCTGGCGCGTCACGTAGCGGTCGCTCATCCCCGGTCGCTCCCGTAACTCTTCAGCTGCATCGCGAAGTCGACCCGCCGGGCCGCGCCGCTGGGCCCGAACACCTTCTGCGTCTCGCGGACCTCGGTGATGACGAAGAGCCCCCAGATCCGGCCGCGGCCGTCGACGAGCCGCTGGGGCTCGCCGGTCCCGGCGATCGCCGCCATCCGCTCGACCTGGTCGAGCCCGCCCCGATAGGCGGGATAGATGATCCCCTCGATGTTGATCTCGGTCGCGCCGGTCCCGGTGAACTGCATCGCGACCTGCCGGCCGATCCGGTCCTGCGGCTCCCAGCGGTACGACCAGACACGTTCGAGCTGCTGGTACGCCGCGGTGTCGATCGAGAAGCGGAACGCGCCGAGCGCCATCATGATCTGGGCCATGGCGGGGCCTCAGTCGTGGAGCGCGGCGCGGGCGTCCGCTTCCGCGATCCGGCGCTGGCGGTCGAGCGCCGACGTCACGGCCGCGCCGATCTCTTCGGGCGTCGCGTCGGTCTTGACCTCGATGTTGATGTCGCCGACCGTCACCGTGGTCGTCACGTTGGTCTCCTGGTTCTGCGTGATTGGGGCGTCGCCGCCGGCGATCGGGGCGAACGCGCCCGACGAGTCGGGGACGGTGCCTGCGACGCTCGCCTGGGCCTGCGCCTTGGCCGCCTCGCTCGCCGCGGTCAGCTCGTCGACGAACGCCTGCCGCTCGGCGATGTACATGTCGCTCGCGATCCGATCGCTGACCGCCTTGTCGCGGGCCGCGGCGTAATCCTCGTCGGACCCGAAGTCTTCCCTGAACGGGCCATTCATATCGACCATGGCCTCGGCGTTGTTCCGGGCCCGGTCGTTCAGCTCGGACATCGGCCCGAACTTCTCGTCGGCCCGGCGCTGGATCTCTTCCGGGCTCAAGATCTCGCCCTGCACCGTGATCCCGAGCGCGCTCTTGACCCAATCCGGCATCAGGTCGAGCAGGCCGTTGATCGCGTCCGAGATCCACGCGACGAGCTTGTCCCACATCGCGACGATGCCGCGCCAAAGGCTCTGGATGATCTTCTGCCCGGCAGCGAACAGGTCGATCCCGAGGAACGTATTGCTGATCCAGTTGACCAGCCGGCCCATGTGGACGAACGGGTTGAACTCGGTCAGCAGCCGCGCGATCCCCTGGGTCCAACCCTCGTCGAATGCCGCGCCGAGCGAGTCCCAGACCCCTTCCCAATAAGCGACGAACTCGTCCCATCGGTCGATCAGGCCGTAGATCGAAAGCCCGATCCCGGCGATCATCAGGATCAGCCAGCCGACCGGCGTACTCAGCAGCGCCCAGCTAAGGCGGCCGAGCGCCGGGATCAGACCGCCGGGACCGATCAAGGTCGCGATCAGCGGCCCGAAGACCTTCGCGGTCAGGCCGATCAGCGCCGCGTTGACCGGGCCGCCGACGAGATCGGCGAAGACCTGGAACGCCTCGAACATCGCCTTGACCGCGGCGACGACCTGCTGGACGCCGTCCCAGACCTTGTCCCAATCGACCTCGCGGAGGGCTTGCTCGACCGCCTGGAAGGCGACGATCATGTTGTCGCTGATCTGCTGCGCCCAGCGTTCGAGCGTGCCGTCGTCGGCGAGCTGGTTGACGTAGGTCAGCAGGTCGACGAGCTTGCCCTTGAGGAAGTCGAAGACCCCGGCGCGGCCGATCATCAGGGCGAAGCGCGACCACTGGTCCCGCAGGTTGGCCGTGACGCCCGACCAGGTCCCCGAGAGCTTGTCCATCGCGCCGGCGTAGCGCCGGTTCCAGATCCCGGTGATCGTCGCCTCGATCTGCTCCGACGAGTTCTTGTCGGCGTAGGCGACCATCTGCTGGCCGTTCTCGTTCCAGTAATAGGCGATCCGGTCGCCCTCGACCCGCGCCCTGATCCCGAATTCCTTGAGGCGCTCGTTTTCGCCGGTGACGGCGTCGGCGAGCGCCTCGACCGCCTGGTCGAGCGACTTCCCCATCGCGGCCGCAGCATCGCCGGCGCTGTTCAGCGACCCGGCCATCGGGTTGAACCCGTAGCTCCGCAGCTTGACGAAGGCGCCCGTGACCTCGTCGAGCTCATACGGGGTCCGGGTCGCGAAGTCCGAGATCCACGACATCGACTCTTTGGCGCGGTCGGCCGAGCCCTCGAGCGTCTCGAGGATCGTGGTGTACCGCTCAAAGGTCGAGTTGACGTCGATGATCTCTTTGACGCCGAACCCGACCGCGGCGCCGGCGAGCGCGCCGACCTTCGCGATGAGGGCGCCAGCCTGCGACGCGGCCCGGCCGAACGCGGTCCCGAGATTGCCGACCGCCTGGCCGAGCCGCGTGACGCCCGAGACGTCGCCGAACGTCCGGCCGGCCCGCGCCAGGGTGTCGAGCGGGCGCTTGATCCGGTCGATCGCCGCACCGATCCGCCGGAGCGGGGTCGTGATCCGGTCGATCGCGGTGATTTCGACCGAGGCTTGCGTCGCTGCCTGAGCCATCACGCCCCCTTGTTCCGGGGCGGCGCGTATCGAGCCTTAGCCCGGTCGCGCCAGTCCCGGAGTTCGTCGGGTTCCATCGGGTCCATGTCGGCCGGCGCCCATCCGAAGACGAACGCGAGATCCGCCATGTACGAGCGGGTCTGTTCCGGCGTCAGGCCCGCGCCGGCATAAAACCCTCGACGATCTTCCCGAGCCCTTCGAGGTCGGCCGCGTCGATCTCGTCGACCTCGGCCGGGGCCAGATCGCAGAGCCGGCCGATCAGGTACAAGGTCTTGTCGACCTGGCTACCCTTCTGCCGGTCCATCTGGCGCAGGTCCCCGGCCTTCGGCCGGCGGACCGTCACGGTCGAGGTCTCGACCCCGTTGAGCTTGATCGGGACCTGCAGGACATAGTCCTGCGTCGCAGCGATATTCGACATCTATGCCCCCATGAGAAGGGGCGCCGGTTGGTCCGGCGCCCTGGTGACGCGCCGGGCCTCAGAGGCCGAGCGCGGTCCGCTGGGTCGCGAGCTGGTCGGTCCCGCCGACCTTCCGGACCATGTTCGCGACGTCGATCTCGATCATCTCCTGGCCGCCGATCGTCAGCTTGTAGTAGGCCAGGGCGAGCGAGAAGGTCTGGACCGCCTTGTCGCCGGGCTTCCAGTTGCCCGGATCGATCTCGCGCTGTCCGCCGCGCATCTGCACCACGACCGCGACGGCGTCCTCGCCCTGGCGCTGGATCGCGCCGCGGGCCGTCATCTGGACGTCGAACCGGCCGAACAGGCGGATCAGGTCCTCGTCGTAGTCCGACAGGACGAACGAGGCCTCGAGCCGCTCCATCCCCATCTCAAGCTCGACCGGGGCGTCCATTCCGCCGGCGCGGTGGTCCTCGGTCTTGAACGTCAGCTTGGGCAGGGTGAGCTCGTCGACGCGCCCGGCGTAGCCGCGGCCGTCGACGATCAGGTTCAGGTTCTTTAGGACGCGGGGCAGCTTGATCACGACACGATCTCCTCGATGTAGTCACCGACGAGCGCGGCCTGAAAGATGACGTGCTCGGCCGGGTACGGCGGGGTGAAGTCGAAATCGAAATAGACCTTGCCGGCCTGGATGTTCGCCGGCGTGTTGAGATCCGGGTTCGGCAGGCAGCGCCCGCCGAGGATCGCGCCGGTCGCGGTCAGGGTCCGCAGGTAGGCGTTGACGCCTTCGCTGACCTCCTCGAGATAGGTCCGGGTGATGTTCCGGTCGACCGCCCAGAGATGGGCCCGCAGGATCGAGTCCTTGATGATGTCGGCGGTCCGGACCACGGACAGGAACGCCCAGGTAGGATCGCTCGACAGTGTCCGGTTGCCCCAGAGCCGGAATCCGTCTTCCCGGATGATCGTCGCGACGTTCGCCTCGTTCAGCGCGTTGGCCTGGCTGTTCGGGTCGCCGAGCGCGAAGTCGATCGGGCGCGACGTACCGAGGATGCCGTTGATCACCTGGTTGGACGGGGACCACCAGAACCCGCGGTCGACGTCGATCCTGGCGATCAGGCCCGCGACGTGCGCGCTCGCAGGCGTGTTGATGATGTCGCCGTCCCACAGGACCGAGACCCAGGGGTCGACCAGGTAGACCCGGCGCGACCCGAAGTCCTCGGCATAGTCGATCGCCGCGGCATCGGCGCTGTTCGGCCCGTCCGCGATAATGACCCCGCGGAGCCGGTCTGCGATGCCGACCAGCTCGGCCACGACCGGGTTCGCCAGGGCGCCGATCGTCGCCGTCGCGGCCGCACCGGTCCCGCCGCCGCCCGTAAAGACGACGGTCGGCGCGGCGGTGTAGCCCCGACCGGGCTTGGTCACGTTGACCGCGATCACCTTGCCGGCGTTGCCGCCGGTCCCCAGGACCGCGACCGCCTCGGCGCCGGTCCCGCCCCCGCCCGTGAACGACACGGCCGGGGCCGACGTGTAGCCGGACCCCTGGGTCCCGACCGCGATGGTCTTGACGCCAGAAGGCCGCTGGTGCGTCCAGCCGGGCGCGATGAGGACCCGCGGGACCTGCCCGACCGTGGCGCGGCACGCCAGCAGGGCGTGAACCCCGGTCAGGCCGGTCGACGCGCCGACGATGTTGTCCATCGTCTCGTCGTCGTCGCCGCCCTCCTCGACCCTGACGACCAGGATCGTCGCGCCGATCTGGTCGAGGATACCGTCGACCGCGACCGGCAGGGTCCCGGTTAGGCCGAGCTTTGCCGCCGCGGCGCGCGACCCGTTGATCTGGACGGGCGTGTTGAGCGGGAAGGCACCCTCGACCGCGTCGGGCGCGGTCCCGACGATACCGATCACGCTCGACCTGACCGTTCGGATCGGGCGGGGTCCGTCGTCGACCTCGACGATCTCGACGCCATGCAGGAACTGTTCGGGCATGCTGGCCTCCTGGTGCTGCTGCTCTTGATGCGCCGGGCGGCGCGGTTAGGAAAAGGTCCGGCGACGGAACGCGCCGTCCCGGCCTTCGTCGTCCTCGATCGCGCGCCGGCAGTGCCCCCAGCCGCCCACCGGCCAGTTCAGGCAATCGATCAGGACTCGAGGGGCTGTCATGGCGACGGCCCAGGCCCGACCGAAGTCGCCGCGCTGGGCCTTGCCGAGCCGGCCCGAGATCGACTCGTCCGGGTCGCCGTAGAGGATGACGTTGAGGGCCTGCGACGCGGCGCAGAACAGGTTGTAGGCCACCGCGACGAGCCAGCGGCCCGACCTATCCCTGGCGAAGCCGAACGCGAGCCAGAGCGCGACGAGCGCGGCCGCGGTCGTCATGCTTCGATCACCGCCGCGGCGCGGAACAGGTCGTCCATCGCCTCGTCCGAGATCGCGAGCTGCACCGCCATCTCGGACACGAGCGCGCCGCCGCGCGTCACCTCGTTTGCGTATTCCCACGCCTGGACCGCGACGGGGTTGCCGCTGTTCTTGATCGCCTGATCGACAGCGTCGAACAGGCCGGCGCCCATCAGCGCGGCCCGGGCCTGGAAGTTCGTCACGACCTCAGGGACCGCCGCCGGCGGCGCGTCGACCGTGACGGGCGAGTAGTGCGGCGCCCCGTCGACGTCGATCAACGTCCATCCGGTCACGACCTGACCCGCGGGGATCTCGTCCTGGACGACGCGCGCCAGGCCGAGCGCGGCAAGCTCCGGGTCCGCCATGACCTGCTCGGCGTTGGACGGCGGCGCGACGCCGCCGAGCCACACCGGGAGCCGCTTCCCGTCCCAGGCCAGCCAGGCCGTGTCGTTCTCGTCGCGATAGGCGAGCATCGGTCTACCTCCAAGACGCGGTGATCAGGGCGTAGCCGGTCGAGCTGGCCCACGACGCTGTGATGGTCCGCGGGTTCTGGTCCGCCGTCGTCGTCGTCGAGCCGCCGTGGGCCTTGTGGGTCCCGCCGTTCGTGTTCGTGTCGAAGTTCCCGGTTACGCCGGCCCAGGTCGTCGCGCCGGTGTTGGCGTGCATCCCGATCGCGATCGTGACGCCGTCCTTTTTCACGTTGATGTTGCCGGCCGCGCTGGTGCTCGACCCGGTCGCGCCGCCGGTCTGGATCGGGGTGTTGCTGAGCACGTTGTCGAGCGCCCAGACCCCGATCGCGATCCAGTTGAGCTGGTTCCCCATCCCGGAGATCACGACGTCGCCGGTCGTCCCGGTCGGGACGTTGCCGATGTAGAGCGCGGCCCAATTTGTGCCGTCGGTCTGGAGGTCGACCCGGTTGCACGTCACGCCGCCGACCGTCAGGGTCGACGGGTACGTGCCGACCGATCCGGACCACCGGGCCGTGACGCCGACGACGACGCGCCGGGTCGCCGACGCGGTGCCGATCGCCTTCGCGGTGAACGTGTAGCTCGAGGCGTCGGAATTGTTGAAGTCCGAGTCGGTGAACGCGAGCGTGATCGGGGGCTTCGACCCGCCCCCGGGCATAGGCACGGTGCCGGGGATCATGGTTACGCCGCTGCCTTCGCGGCCTGGGTAATCAGGATCTCGGTCGAGCTGCGGACGTCGTAGTAGCACCAGTCCTTCGCGCCGGCCGCGGTCGAGAGGGTCAGGCCCCCGCCCCCGTCGGTCTTGAGGTTGCTCGACAGGGCCAGGGTCTTCGACCCGCCCGTGCCCTGGATGATCAGCAGCCGGCCCTTCTGCCCGACCCGCGTGTTGGTCGGGTTCGCCAGGGTCCTGGCGCCGCCCAGCGTGACGACGAAGTCGACCCCGGTCGACATGTCCCACGAGATCGTCGCGCCATCGGTCAGCGTGACCTCGGCCATCGCGCCCCAGACGTTGTCCGGGGTCAGAACCTTGTCCGCCGTCGCGGCGAGGAACTGCGCCGACGTCGCCTTGGCGAACGTCACCGCGTTGCCGAACGCCGTGCCGCTCAGGTAGTAGCCGGTCGCGTTGATCGTGCCGACGCCCATGTCGGACACGCCGCGCATGGCGAGGCCGAGGCCAAGATACATCTTGGTCAGGAACGACCCGCCGCCCATCGTCGTGAAGAGGAGCGAGGCGTCCTCGGACCCGGAGACCGGGTCGTCGATCCTGGTGTCGATCGAGGCGTAGTCCGTCGCGGCCGCGACGCTGTTGCGACCACGCCAGTACAGGAAGCCGAGCCGGTCATTTGCCGCCGGCGTCAGGCTGACACGCTCGAGGTAGACGTTCGGCCCGCCCCCCGCGCCGTCGTCACTCCACTGGAACGTGGCCGGCGCCCCCGAGCCGCCGCTGAACGTCGTCGCGCCGCTGAACGTGTTGCTGCCGTTCAGCAGCGGGATCGCAGCGCCCGACGTCCCGGTGTTGGCGAACGCGGCGGTGCCGAGCGCGACGCCCTGCTGGAAAATCGCCTGCGCGTTCAGAGAGCCGGTGCCCTGGTAGGAGCCGGTCGGAGATCCGACGACGACGCCGCTCGCCCAGCCCATCTGCGCGGTCAGGGTGCCGGCCACCACCGTGTTGAGCACCAGCTGCGCGTCTTCGCTGGTGTCGGTCGGGTCCAGCAGCGTGCCGACGAGCGAGATATAGGTGGTCGCGTTGGCGGCGCTGTCGTTGCCGGTCCAGAAGATGCGAGCCAGGCTGTCAGCCGCGGCAGGGCTCGCGCTGTTGCGGTAGAGCCGGAGATCCGGCCCGGCGCTCGCTCCGGCGTCGGTCGACTGGACGTCGAGCACGATGCCGGTGGTGCTGGTCGTGAAGACGCCCGCGATCGCGGTGCTGGTGCTGAAGGTCTGCCGCGCGCTCCAAGTGGCCGCGGCATTCAGCAGCGGGATCGTCCCGCCCGACGTCCCGGTGTTGGCGGTCGCCGCGGTGCCGAGCCCGGTGATCGACCCGACCGCGATCGACGTCGCCGTCGCAAAGGCGCCGAGCTGGGTCCCGTTCAGCCAGATCGTCTGGAAGTTGGCCGAGCCGGCGCCCTTGTCGCCGCCAGTCACGCCCTGGCTGTAGATGCCGGCGCCGAAATTGATGGCGGCGGTCAGCGTCCCGGCCTGCATGGTCGAGACGACCAGGCGCCCGGCCTCGGTCGTGTCGGTCGACGCGACCAGGAGCGCCGAGATCCGGCCGTATATCGTATCGTTCCCGGCGTCGTCCCGGCCCCGGAAGTTGATCAGCCCGAGCAGGTCGTTCGCCGTGGCCGAGGCGCTGTTGCGGTCGATGTTGAGCGCCGGACCCGCCGTTGCGCCGTCGTCGTTCAGCCGGATGGTCTGGTCGGACAGGAAGACGTTCGACCCGCCCGTCACGGCGTAGCCGCTCGCCGGGAGGTAGGTCGCGACCCAGGCCGAGCCGGACCACACCCGCATCTCGGACGCGCTGGTGTTGTAGTAGAGATCGCCGGCCGTCCTGGCGCCGCCGTTCGGATCGGTCGACGGGTCCGACGAGGCCGCGCCGTAATAGATCGCCTGGAACGCGGCCAGGCTCGCCGCGGCAGCGGTCGCGCTGCCCGCGGCCGCCGTGGCCGATCCAGCCGCCGCGGTCGCCGAGCCGGCCGCCGCGGTCGCGCTCGCCGCCGCCTCGCCCGCCTTGGTCGTCGCAGTGCTGGCGCTTCCCGACGCGGACGTTGCCGAACCAGCGGCCGCCGTCGCGCTGCCCGACGCCGACGTCGCGGAGCCGGCCGCCGCCGTGGCGCTGGTCGCCGCGTCGCTCGCCTTGGTCGTCGCGATCCCGGCCTGCGTCGTCGCCGTCGTGGCCTGGGTCGTGGCGGTCGACGCGCTGCTCGTCGCCGACGTCGCGGAGCCGGCCGCGCTCGTCGCCGAGCCCGCCGCCGCCGACGCGCTGGTCGCCGCGTTGGTCGCGCTCGTCGCGGCGGCCGACTGGCTGGCCTGGGCCGCCGTCTTGGCGCTCTGGGCGTTGGTGTTCGCGGTCTGAGCCGCGTTCCGGATCTCGATGAGCTCGTCGACGATGGTGTCTGCCGCCGTCGTCGCCGCGCTGTTGGACGAAATCCAGACGTCGTCGAACGTCTCGCCATCGGCCTCGGCCGAGACCGTGATGATGTCGACGTCGAGCTGCCCGCTCGCCTTGTCGAACCCGAGCGTCCGGGCGATCGCCCAGACGTCCGGGTCCGACTCGCTGGTCAGCAGCAGGAACGGCCCCGGGGTGAACAGGTCCCGATAGCCCTCATCATCCGTCCCGTTCGACACGACCAGGGTCGCCGCGCCCGTCTCGAACTCGACCGGATAGGCCGGGTCGACCGGGGCGAGCAGGAAGCCAAGCTCGGTGAGCCGCTGAATCCGGGTCAGCGACGGCCCGAGCACCTGGTCGAGCCGCTCGATGCCGTCCTGCGTGACGCGCCGGATCGCGTCCTCGTACGAGATGACCTGCTGCTCGATCGGGTCGAGGCGCGCGTCGAGATCGTAGAACCTCTTATTGAGGTTCTCCGCGCTCAGCGCGTCCCCGTCCCTGAACCGATAGGTCTGGCTCTTGTTCGCCATCGCGGCGCCCCCAGGTCAGCGTCAGAGCGCGATGTCGATCCGGTTCGCGAAATGGAACAGGTCGAGCGCGGTATCGGTCGCCCCGATGAGGACGACCCGGTAGGAGCTGGTCGGGCTTCCCAGGTTGAACGTCGCCGTCCGGAGGACACCCCCGTCCGGATCATCCGCGTCGGTGACGCTCGAAGCCGCGATCTCGGACGCCCCGATCTTGAGCTTGATCGTCGCGGTGTGGTGCGCCGCGTCGAAGCCCTCGAGGAGTGTTTTGACGACGACCTCGGACGTGTTCGCCACCAGGGTCCGCACCGCCGAGAAGTGCTTGAGCGCCAGCGCGGCGCGGCTCACCTTCATCTCGGACCCCTGCAGCCCGAGCCCCGGCATCAGGTCAGACGACCCGATGAACGTGACCCGCAGCGGGAGCAGCGGCGGCAGGTTCCGGAGCTGCGCGCCCGATGCCGCCGCGATCGGGTACCAGACGCCGGCGCGCTGGAACTCGTAGAGCAGCTGCGTCGAGGGCGGGACGACGGTCGGGGCTCGGACGTCGATGTCGGCGATGCCGCCGGACAGCGACAGCGGGGAGAGATCGACCACGGTCCGGACGTTCGTAAAGCTCGCATAGTAGAGCTTGAACATCATGTCCTTGGTGAAGTCGCCCTGCTGGTACGCGCCGTCGAGGCTGTAGAAGATCGTGCCCTGCGTATAGTTCGAGCCGGCGACGATCGCGACCGAGTGGGCGCCGGCGGTCGTCACGACGATCGCATACCGCTTGCCGGCCTGGAGATAGACCGGCTTCGGGAAGGCGATCACCGTCTCGGCCGGGTACACGGTCATCGCCGACTGCGCGACCTGGGTCGAGCCGATGCACGAGTTCAGGTCGGGGACGCCGTTGATCGTCTCGCAGATGTTCACATAGACGATGCCGGTCGCGCCCTTCTTGACGAAGAACATCCCGATCTTGGTCAGCCACCCGTTCTGCGCGTTGAGGATGGTCTGCGCGATCTGCGACCCGTTGATCGTCGAGGTCGTCGCCTCGGTGTACCAGTAGGGCTCTTCGTAAGTGTCGGTCCAGAACTGCGTAATCCGGACGATCTGGTGGTTGATGTTCGCCCTGACCCGATCTTCCTCCGCGACGGTGAAGCTGTCGCCCGTGCTGTTCTGAAAAACGCCGGTGATCGGGTTGTACTTGCCGGTCGCCCATTCCTTGCTGTTCGTGCAGATCGTCCGGGTCGGCCCGAACCGGGTCCGCTGCCGCGTGAACGTGGCCTGCCTCATGTTGAAGGTCGTGACCTGGTACTGGTTGATCGGCAGCTCGCCGGCGTAGCCGGTCGTCGTCTGGAGCCGGACCAGATCGGTGTGGGCCGGCAGCAGGAACCCGTCGAAGCTCTTGACCGCGGTGGTCAGCGGGTTGAACAGCGCGAGCTGCGAGACGCCCTGAGCGGTCCAGGGGAAGCGGACGCCCTCGTCGACCCGGGCGTTGTAACCGGCCTGCGCGTCGTCCGACTCGTCGTCGTCGAGGAAGTAGTCTGCCCCATAGCTCGCGAAGTCGTCCGGGATGTTCAGCAGTTCCTTGAGCCGCGCGATATCGGACGAGATCTCGATGATGCGCTCGCGCGACGTCAGCCCGTTGATCTTGAGCGCGAGGCCGGCGACGTCGCTCTTCAGCGTGGCGATCTGCGGCTCGGCGAGGTTCCGCCACGCCTTGAGCGACTTGACGTCGGCGTTCACCCGGTTGAGCTGCGGGAGCTGCGCGACGCTCGACAGGTCGATCTCGAGTATCCCCGAGACGCCGACCCGGACGTAGCCGAGCAGGGTGTATCCGGTCGGGGCGGCCGGCTTCTGCGGCGTCGCCGACTCCACCCCGGCGGTCAGGACGATGACGGCGACGCGCGCCTCTTCCATCGACACGGCCTCGGGCTGGGTCTGCCCGGTCTGGAGGTCGATCAGGAAGTCGCGCGGCTGGACGTTGATGTCCTGCTCCTGCCCGACCGCCGAGACCGTGATCCACTTCTGGTCGAGCACCGCGAGGTAGCTGAAGACCGAGATCGTCTCGGCCTGATCCTTGCGGTAGACCTTGCCCGTCGTCCCGTCCCAGAGCCGGCCCGGCGCGACCTGGATCTCGGTCGCGCTCTGCTGCGTCACGGCGAGCCCGACGACCTGCCGCTCGGACGTGACTGCGTCCTGCACCATGTGCTGGTGGGTCTCGTCCCCGAACGTCTGGACGTTCTGCAGGTCCGCCGACTGAAGCTCCTGGCGGTCGCGGAAGGTGACGCTGCGTTCCATTCTAGATGGCCTCCGGGATGTACTCGCCGACCTTGTAGCGGCCGAGCCTGGTTGCGGTGCTGACGGGGACGACGAGGTAAGGGTTGATCTGCAGGCGGACGTCGTCGCTCGCCCGCTTGCCCCACAGCAGCGAGCGACGGACCTTCGTGATCCGCTGGTCCGCGGTGCTCGGCACCGGGAAGAGCCGGTTGATGAAGCCGCGCCCGAACGCCTTGCCGGGCGGAGTCGGCGAGCGCATGTCGATCGCGATCTCGGCCCGGTGCGCCGGCATCCGGCCGATCCGCTGGCCGAGGAACAGCGAGGTCTTGCGCCGGGCCTGCGCGACGGCGCGGTCCGGGTCGTAGAGCCGGAGCCGCTTCGCGATGCGCAGGCCGGCCTCGGACCGGACCAGATACCGGAGCCGCGGGCGGTCGCCGAGGAACACGCCATAGGCCGTCCCGGCGATCCGGACCTCTTCATAGGTCCCCGTCGCCGGCTGGAGCGACGGGCGGATCGAGAGCATCGACCACCGCTCGTCATCCGTGACATACGGCGCGTCCAGCGTCAGCCGGTAGAACCGCCCCGCCGCGTTCTGGTCGACCAGCCAGGGCCGCCGCGGCGCCTCGCCGAGGAAGACGCCCCGCGCCAGGCCCTTGAGCCGGACGTCGAGCGCGACGTGCCCGAGCCGGGCCTCGCGCAGCCGGTCCAGGTCGACGTTGTTGAGCGGCGTGACGAGCCCGGTGTCGGGGTCGACCAGTTCGAGCGCGTCGCCGATCCGCAGGATCGCCCCGGTGTCGGCCATGTAGCTCCGCGGCCCGCCGACCAGATCGCCGACGAACATCGACCGCGACACGCCCTCGTGCCGGAACGGGTAGATCATCACGTAGGGCATGCGGGCCAGGAAGGCGTCCCGCTCGGCCTCGGTCATCGCGACGCCGCAGAACGTCTTGGCCGGCGGCGTCGTGGCGCGCAGCAGCTCGGACCCGGCGAACCGGGCAAGCTCGCGGAACGAGCCGAGCGTCCCCATGATCCGGTGCGACCGGACCGCGCCGGCGACGACGGCGCGCCGCTCGGCCTCGCCGGTCGGCCAGGCCGGGACGTCGAACGCCCAGGCGAGCCACGGCAGGAAGGCGGGCGGGACGTCCTCGGGGTCCCACAGCTTGCGGATATCCGCGATCGCGATCGGCGGCGTGACCGCAGCCTGTTCGAGCGCGCGTTCGAGTCGGCCGGCGCTGCTCGGCAGCAGGGTCGGAACGTCAGACATCGACGAGGTCCGCCGTCACGGTCTTGCTGGTGCAGACCGCGACCCCGGTAGGCCCGACCACGACGTCGGCGCTCGGCCCGGCGAGCAAGACGTTCTGGACGCCCGGCGCGGTCAGGGCCGCGATGATGCCGGAGCGGGTCACGTCGTACGCGACGCGCCGGACCGAGGCGAGATAGGTGGCGAGCCGGGCCAGGGCCGCGGCGCGGACCGTAGCGGCGTCCGGGCCCGGATAGAGCACGAGCTGCGCCGAGACCGCGAACGTCACGGGGTCGGGCGGCCGCACCACGACCGAGTCGGTCAGGGGCCGGTAGTCGTCCGAGTTCAGCCGGACCCGGATCTGGTCCATGAGCGGGGTCGAGCTGCGGATCAGGATCGCGGCCCGCGACTGGTCGGTCGGCTGGGCGAACAGCGCCGCGCCGATCGCGAGATCGTCGCCGGCCTGGTCGGCCCGGGCGACGTCCTGCGGCGCCAGGACGACGACGTGGACCACGCCGGCCTCCGGCGAATGGACGCCGACGTCGACGATCGCGCCCGAGACCGCCATCGCGTGCGCCCGGTAGGCGTTGTGCGGCCCCGCCCCGGCGAGCAGGGCTAGGCCCTGCTGGACGCGGAGCCGGTACCGCTCGTCGGTCTCGCCGGTCAGGCGGGCGACGCCGAACAGCGCGCCGATGTTGTCGAGATCGTTCCGCGACGCCTGGGTCAGCAGCACGGCGCGCGCTGCGTCGTTGACCCGCTGCCTGAGCAGCATCTCGCGGTACGCCGCGGCCTGCAGCACCTTGATCGCCGGATCGCTGTCGAGCAGCGCCGTGAAGCTCGGGTCGCGCGCGACGAAGTCGGCCCGCATCGCGGCAAAGATCGCCTCATAGTCGAGCGCCTCGACCACGTCCGGGGCCGGGACCTGCGACAGGTCGATCACGGGGAAGTAGGGTCCGCTCATTCGACGATCACCCCATCGACCGTGACGACCTTGCCGTCCGGGAGATACTCGGCCTCGAGCGCCAGGCCGAGCCGGCCGTTCTGGTCCGCCGAGATGATCCTGATCCTGGTGACGCGCAGCCGGGGCTCGTCGTCGAGCGCCTCGGCGATCGCGGCGTAGAGGTCGACCGCGAGCGCCTCGTTCGTCGGCGCGTCGATCAGGTTCGGCAGGTCGGCGCCGTAGCTCCGGCGCATCACGCGCGTCCCGATCCGGGTCCGCAGGATGTCCCGGATCGACTGCTTAAGGTGGTCGATCCCGCCCAGCGCCTTGCCGGTCGCGGCGTCCATGCCCTGCATCGGCGCCCCCGCTCAGTCGGTGAAGACGTTCGACGCGCCCTCGACCGCCGTGTCGTTGTCGCTGTCCTTGTCGCCGACGCGATGGACCTTTTTCGACGCGCCGGGCGAGCCGAGCTTGACCGTACCGTGCAGCACGATCGTCGCCGCCTTGATCGTGACAGTATCCTCGGTCCCGGTGATCTCGGTCCCGGTGATCTCGGTCCCGCCGATCTTGACGACCCACGACCCGCCGGCAGGGATCGAGATGCTGTGCCGCTTCGCCGCGCCGTCGTGCTCGATCACGGTCCCGTCCTCGAGGACGGTCCGGCGCAGGTCGCCGCGATCGCCGGGCGCGGGATGCGCGTTGCGGTAGACCGAGCCGATCATGACGCCCTGGGCGAGATCCCCGCCCGGCGACGCGATGACGACCTGCTCGCCGACCGCGGGCGGGTCCCAGGTCCGCTCGCCCTGCCCGGCCCGCGCCGCGGTCCAGGGGACCCAGGTGGTCAGGTTGTCGCCGGTCCGGACGCGCGCCCGGGCCGCGCCATAGTCGATCTCTTCGATCACCCCGAGCCTGATCCCGCCGGCGACGCGGCGCTCGAGGTCGGCGATCAGCCGGTTCGGGTCACGCCTCTCCACAGTCGCCCACCGGGAGCCGGTCGACCGGCACGTAGTCGTCTTCGTGGCCCGGCCCGATCTCGGGCGCCCAGCCGACCAGCAGGTCGCCGTCCGGGCCGGGGCTGGTCGAGTCGCCCTCGTCGGTCCCGTCGCTCGCGATGATCCAGTACGCCACGTCGTAGGTCAGGCGCGCCGCGACGATCGTCCGGTCGCCCTCGTCGCCCGCGTCGATCTCGGTCTGGCTGAGCCGCGCCATCTCGATCCGGTTGCCGATCGTGTTGTCCCGGTCGAACGCCTGCTCGATCGCCCAGGCGATCTCGTCGACCGCGTCGTCGGCAGCGTCGCCCGACGCGACCGCCTCGATCGCGAGCCGCATGACGCGCCGCCGGCGGCCCGGCACCGGATAATCCGAGGTCGGGTCGAGCCGCTCGTCCCGGGTGTAGATCAGGATCGCCGGGAGCGCGTTCATCGCCAGCGGCGCCGAGCGCGTCGCGTAGACCCGATCGCGCGCCGCGGTCGGAAAGGTCTGGCCGCTCGGCGTCGCGAGCATGGCGCGGACCGCGGCGCGGATCTCTTGCCGGGGATGCGGCATCAGTCGTCGGCCCGGTGCAGGTAGCAGCGGACCGAGCCGGCCCCGTCCGGCTGCAGGTCGACAACCTGATACCGGGTTCCCTTCGCCTCGATCCGGTCGCCCTGCTCGGGCGCGAACCCGAGATCGGCGAGCCGGACGTCGAGGATCGGGCGGACCGCCGAGACCGGCACGCCCGCGTCGATCACGACTTCCTGGTGCGCCGCCTCGAAGATCCCGATGACGTCCTGAGCCGGCGTCGTGTCGGGATCGTGAGGGGCGCGCCAGTACCGGATCGGCCTGCCGAACGTGTCTCGGCAGGCCGTCGATACCATGTCGGTCAGCTCGTCCCAGGCGGGAGGCGTCACGCCTTGACCGCCTTGAGCAGGACCTCCGGTCGCCGGCAGAAGAACAGCGGGTAGCTGTAGACCTCCGGCTTGACCCACATGTTGCGCTGAACGTCGCGGACCAGCATCGAGTAGACCGGCTGGCCGAGCGTGTTGACGTACTCGAACGACTCGCCGGGGCTCAGCGCGACCTTGAACACGCCGCGAGCGTTGCGCGGGAAGAACTTCGCCTCGGTCGACTTGACGCCGAGCGCGGTGATCCCGCCCGTCGCGTTGTCGTCGAAGTTGTCGGCGCCGCGATAGTTGTGCCAGACGATCCCGCCGAAGGTGAAGCTCTGCCACGCCAGGTTGGTCCGCAGCTCGGCCGCGGCCTGCTGGTTGAGGTAGGTCTCCTTGACCGCCTTGTGGGTGATCAGGCTGTCGAAGAAATCGTCGCCCGCGATCGCGTGAACCTCGGCGTCGGGCCCCATCGCGCCCTGGCTGTTCCGCCCCATCGTGCGGACGACCTCGTGGCACTTCAGCCGAACCTCGGTCGTGCTGGTGGTCAGGGCGAAGTTGATCGCGGACGGCTCGGAGATCCCCCAGAAGTCGAACCAGTCGACGATGACGGAGCCGTCGGCGTCGAGCATCTTGCCCATGATCGCGCCGAGCCGGTGGTACTCCCAGGTCGTCTCGACGTCGCGCAGCAGCTTCTCCTGCCGGGTCCGGATCTCGGCCTCGACCGTCTGAAGCTCGGACTCGGACCCGAACGCCCGGATGCCCTGGATCTCGGACGCATTGATCGTGTCGCCCTTCGCGATGCGCACGGTCTTGAAGTACCGAAGGTCGCGGCCGTCGCGGGTCTGCTGCGGGATCGGCGCGCCGCGTTCGCTGGTCGGGATGATCGACAGCGTCGTGCCGCGCTTCTCGATCGAGACCATCTCGGTCCTGACCGGCTCGGGCTCGAACAGGCCGAGCGTGCCGAGGAAACCGGGCTGGAACGGCATGGCCGAGACCGCCTCGGTCATGCTGACGACGGAGAAAGCGTCGTCGTTGAAGATGTTCATGTGGGCCATTGGCCGGGGTTCCTTTTCTGCGCCGCTCGATCAGCGGACGATGATGCCGAGCTTGGCGAGGGTGGCGATCGCGGCCGCCTTGTTCGGCGACGAGATCCCGTCGGGCCAGACGAGCTCAGCCCCGTTGACCTCGGCGTGCCGGACGATCGCGACGCCGCGCGCGTCGGCCGCGAGCGCGTCGGCATGGCCGAACAGGATGCCGGCCGGGACCTCGTGACCGTCGGTCGCGGTCAGGTCGAGGGCGCGGTACTTGCCCGAGCCCGCGGCCTTGGTGACGGTCACGCTGAACGAGTCGCCCGACACGAAGTCGGTCGCGTCCGCGATGGTGAACTTGATCACCCCGTCGTACGCCACGCCGACCTTGGCCGTGCCGATCTCGACGCCATCCGGATCCTCGACGACGAACGTGCCGCCGTTCGTGCCCGGCTCGATGCAGACGACCCGATAGACGCCGGCCTTGACCCCGGCCCCGGTCGCCGGGTTCGCCAGGGTGAGCGCGCCCGAGCCAGCCGTGTTGCCGGCGTCGGCCGCCGCGACGGCGCTCGCCGCGCCGGTAAGCACCTTGCCGAGCACGGTCCCGGGCTCGAGGTCCGAGCCCGACGCGATGGTGATCTGCTCGCGGGAAATCATCCCGTTCGCCTCGGTCACGAGGAACTCGCCCGCGTGCCGGCCTTCCGTCTTCACAGTCATGTGCCTCTCCTAGTTCGGCCCGCGGGTCTGCGGCGCCTTCGACTTACATCCGCGCCGGCAGCTTCGCCTTGCGCGGCGCGGCGCCGCTCTTCCCGGCGCCGGCATGGTCCGGCGACGCTGCGGCGGCGGTGATCGCGGACGAGCGGTCCGTCTCGGCCGCCTTGTCGATCACGGCCTTGCGCAGGGCCGCCGGTTCGACGCCATCCCGCAGCGCCTTCGGGACGTCGACCACGACGCCCATCCGGCGGGCCTGCTCCGCGATCGCGACGATCTCGGCGGCGCGCTCGGTCGCGGCCGTGGTCGCCGCCGCTGCGGCGGCCGCGGCGAGCTGCTCGGGGCTCGCGGTCGCGGTGGCGGGCGCGGCCGGCGCCGCCGCGACGGGCGGGGCCGCGACGGCCGCGGGCGGGGCCGCCTCGGTCTGGCCCTGGGCCTTGGTGGTACCGGCCGCCGTGGTTCCGGCGGCCGCAGCGGTCTTTTCCATGCTGGGCTCCTGGTTGCTGCGAGCCGCCCGGGCGCCGAATGCGGAGCCCCGGCCGTCGCTCATGGTCGACGCCATCTCGCGGATCGCGTCGTCTAGGCTGCCGATCGCGTCGGCGAGCCCGATATCGAGGGCGTCCTGCCCCATGTAGACCTGCGCCTCGGTCCCGCGGACGTGCTCGGCCGAGAGGCCGCGCCGATCGGCGACGAGATCGACGAACAGCCCGTAGACCTTTTCGAGATCGGTCTCGATCGAGGTCCGGGCCTCGTCGGATAGCGGCGCGTGGCTGTTGCCGTCGAGCTTGCGGGCGCCCTTGGCGATGAAGCTGTACCGGAGCCCCGCCTTGGTATCGGCGCCGCTCTGGTCGACGTGCGTCGCGACGACGCCGACCGAGCCGACCATCCCGGTCCGCGTGACCCAGATCTGGTCCGCCGCGCTCGCCAGGGCGTACCCGGCCGAGCACGCCATATCGGCCGCGGCGGCCCAGATCGGCTTACCGGCATCGTCCGCGATCGCGCGGAGCCGGTCCGCCAGGTCGAAGCATCCGGCGACCTCGCCGCCCGGGCTGTCGACCTCGAGCATGACGCCGCGGACCCGCGAATCAGCCATCGCGTTGCGGACGTCGGCCTCGATCCCGGCATAGCCGACCATCCCGGACTCGGCGTCGAGCCAGCTGACCCGGTGCACCAGCGTCCCGATGATCGGCACGATCGCGATGCCGGACTCGTTCGCGATCGACCGGGTCGACCGCGTCGCCGGCGCGGCCGGTAGCTCGGCCCGGCGCTGCAGCGGCTCGCCGAGCAGGACCCGCGGCCCGATCGCCTCGAGGATCGTGTTCAGCTTGCGCTGGTCGATCAGGAGCGGCACCCCGAAGATCCGGGATGCGATGTGCGGCAGGTCGAGCATGTCGCGTTACTCCGCGGGCGGTACGGCCGGGCCCGGCGCGCCGCCCGGCTGCGCCGCGGGCTGGGGCGTCTCGGGCGCGTCCTCGGGGTCGACGAAGCCGGAGCCGCCGGGCCGCGCCTGCGTGACGCCCGCCGAGCTGGTCGACTTCGCGTCGGTGTCGAACACCAGCCCGAGCCGGTCGGCCCGGGCCTTGTCCGCCGCGATCTCCTCGTCGAGCGCGATCACGTCGTACCCGCGCTCCGCGACGGACTGCGCCCGGCTCTTGAGCCCGGCGCGGATCTGCGCGATCTCGGCCTGCACGTCCTTGAGCGGGTCGACCCAATCCCAATGGGGCGGGAGCCACTCGACCTTGCGGTATTCGCGGACCTTCCGCTCATAGTCGCGCAGCGCGACGGCGCCGGAGAGCACGGCCCGGTCCAGCCAGGCGCGCCAGATCGGCCGGCAGCACAGGAAGATCATGACGCTGTGCTGGAACGCCTCGACGTCGCGCCGGAACTCGACGAGCGCGGTCCGGACCGACGAATAGTTCGCCTGCGTCATGTCGCCGGTCAGGTAGGCGTAGGGGATGCCCGTCGCCGCAGCGATCTGGAGCAGGGTCCGGTACTGGAACGCCTCGTAGGACCCGCCGACCTCGGACGGGCTCGAAAACCTGATGTCCTCGCCCGGCCGGAGCTTCTGCAGGATGCCGGGTTCGAGCGGCAGCAGCCCGTCCTCGTCCTCGTCGTCCTCGAGCGGGTCGCCGCCGTCCTCGGGCGTCGTGACGAACCCGGCGTAGAGCGCCGCGACGTTCTTCCGGCTCAACTCGGCGTCGTCGTACTGATCGAGCATGAACAGCTTGATGATCGCCGAGGTCAGCCGGGACACCCCGCGGATCTGGCCCGCGTCGATCGGGTCGAACACATGGACGACCTGCTCGGCCGGGACCGCAACGGTCTCGGTCGCGCCGAACAGCGCGCTCGGCTGCGGGTCGCCGGGGTGACGCCGCAGGAAGTGGTAGGCGACGCGCCGGCCTATCGGATCGAACTCGATCCCGTGCCGGATCACCCGCCCGCCGCCGAGATCCTCGTTCTTCGCGAGCGGTAGCATCTCGGCCGGCAGGACCTGCAGCTGCATCGGGACCGACAGCCCGTCGCTCGACCGGCGATCGCGGATACGAACGAAGCACTCGCCGGCGATGAACTCTTCGCGCGCGATCCGGCGCAGCAGCCCGTAGAAGTCGGTCAGGCTTTCGGAGTCGGCCTCGTCGGTCCATTCGAGCCAGAGGTCCTGAACCCCGGCCCGCTGCTTCTCGGCCTTGATCGCGCTCTTCGGCGTGATCCCGGCCCCGACCACGGACGAGGCCCAGATCGAGACCGCCTTGCGCGCATAGCCCGAGTTCCGGACTAGGTGCCGGGCCCGCTTCAGGATCGTTGACCCGGCCTGCTGGACGAGCTGGTTGACGTGGAGACCGCTCGGGACGAAGCCCTTGAGTCGGCGCGCCGTACGGCCCGCCTCGAACCCGGTGTTTTCG